AAGCAGGGGTTCTTTGGTGCGGGAAGGTAAGAGTGTGTGGTCTCTTGATTCAGAATATCTCATAGTCTGAGTCAACATGCAAGAGTGCGGCTGTGCCTGACCGTTGGTCATGAAGGGTGCCAGCTAACAGTCAGGCTTTCCAGTGCGCCGCCCACCGGCTAGGAGTGCTGGCCCTTATAACTTAACACAAGCCGGCTTAAGAGATGTTTAAAGTGCTCATTGTTTATCTTCGCAGTTTGGATTGGTTTGCCAATAGTCTGGCCAGTGACCCGCGCATACCATCTCTCGATACTCTTTCTCCATTGCCAGCTCATGCTGGTAATCTTGCTCAGACACCCAGAGAAATACGGCGATCACCGCAACAATTACAAAGCCAGTTAAAACTTTACGTTCCTCTTCGAACATACATCCCCCTTATGTTTTTATCCTGATACCGATATCGATAAGCATAAGCTCTGCTTCTTTTTCGTGCGTATCATCCGCATACCGATATCCATATGTTACGTCTCGTTCTCTGAGAATCTTAGCCAGTTCTTCTGTCATGTTGATAAACGTCACGCTTCTGAAATATGTCTCTGCTAAATTCTCGGGCGTGAGACCTTCTCTGGCAGCATAGACCTCGTCCCATGAGACAGAGGTTCCATCCTTATCGTTATGAACCTCGGATAATTCCGTTGTTCTCTCGACTGTATCTATTAGGCAGTCAATAATCTTTAACAAACTCATTTCATTCTCCTCGGGGGCCGAAGCCCCCACTTAATTTAGATCTTAATGATCTCGCCAAACTGCTCGCAACCATCAAACTGCGGATCAGTGAAATTAGTCAACCAGAATACTGGGTAGTCTGGGACTGAAAACTTCTCACCGTAGTGGGCGTTAGGCCCAACGTCAGCCAGTCCATCAGTGAAGTAGACCAGAGCATTGGGGTTCACATCGTTGTATTCACACCAGTTGAATGGTGGATTGAACGCAGTGCCGCCGCCGCCGTGCATCTTTAGGACGATGTCATCGCCCCGTTCGAACTCGTCAACGTGGTTGATTGTGAAGTCGCAATAGATCACATACACCTTAGTCGGCTTGATGTCAGCCACGATGTCATCGATGTGATGACTGATGACCGATAGATCGTGATCATCCAGTGAGCAAGAGGTGTCAACTGCGACAACCAGTTCGCCCGTTGGCTCGGTTATATTCGACGGCAACCTCAGCCCCCGAGACAGTAGCCTCCGGTTAGGTTTGGCGTAGGTCTGATCAATGACCACGCTATCGCGCAGAGCATCTCTCAGAATCTCATTCCAAGGCTGCGAGTCGCCCTTCAGCGAATCGATCATGTCCCGAGCTTGACCAAGTGAACCCTGACCAGCTTTGCGCTCAGCCTGAGCGGCTTGATTGACTGCTGCCGCAACAGACCGTTGCTCCTCAGCTTTGCCAGACTCGTCGAGCAGCTCGCCATCGTCATCAACCCCGTCCCTAACCTCACCCCAAGGCACGCCAGAGTCAGATTGTGAGGGTGCTCCAGAGTCAGATTGTGAGCTGTCGTCATTACCATCTTGGCCAGATGAAGAGTCAGATGAAGAGTCAGATGAAGGGTCAGCCCCGTCAGCACCCTTACCACCCTCTCCGTCCTCCTCCTGCTGAGGCTTGCTGATGTCAGAGTAGATCCGCTCAGCTGCCCAGTCTCGATATTTAGGATTGAACAGTCCGTCATCTGGAAGGGTGAACCCAGCCTTGATCAGACCCTCATTAATGGCGTAGTCACAGGCTTGATTCCACAGCTTGTGATCACGACCATCTTTCCTCAAATGGTGCCCGTATCCAATGTGAGCGCATTCATGAGCGAGCACACCGGCAACCTCAGGCACGGTCAGGCTATCTACCCAAACAGGGTTGAAGAAAATACTCTTTCCATCAGTGGCCATAGTCGGCGTGTTGGCAGCATCCTCGACAAGCTGCAATCGATAGAGTAAGCAGGCGTAGAAGGGGTGATCTGCAATCATGCGCTGTCGCGCCTTAGCTATTTGCACGTTCATAGATATCTCCTAGTCAAAAAATCCAGTCAGTTTGGAAGCGATGTCACGGGCAGTGTCTGCCGCATTTTTGCGTTCAGCAGGGTCATCGCGCAGCTTCTGGGGATCAAGGTCTCTGAGTCTTAAGATCAGATCATTCGATACCGCCGTCAATGCGGGGTCACCTGTCAGGTTGATGTTGGGCAGAGTCTCGGCCAACTCCTCAATAGCAGTGACAGTTGAGTCGCTGAACTTGGAGGCTCGTTGTTGACCCTCACCCTTGGTGCCGTGTCGATCAAGCCCATCGATAAAGCTGTTGAGCACCTTACTCACACGCTCATGGACAGACTTCATGCCGGCCTCGATGCGGTCGTTGACATCACGCTCAATCTCAGCGCGTATGGCCTTGACCCGATCATTGGGTAGGTTGACGCGAATGTCATCACCGCTGGGTAGCTGGCGTAGCAAGTAGTTGATTGAGTACTTGCCGACAATCGCCTCGACCTCAGGGTAATCAGAGGCGTTGAACGCAGACCCGAGCCTGAGCTGGTCATCTTTGACAATGTCCGGCCATTCTCGTCGCAGTTCAATCTTCAGCTCGTCAAGCTTGTCAGCCTTGGCGCGAAGGTCACGCTCAAAGTTGTCGAGATTGTCGACAGTGATCAGGTGGACGCCATCCTCCCAAGGCACACACCATTTGCGGATGATCGAGTTGCCGACTTGGCCGATTAGCTTATTGAGTTCCTTAACCACGGCAACCTTGGCGAGCCGCTTGCTGACGCGGATGAATCCATCGTCAGCATTCTTATCTACAGTGACCTCGTCGCTGATACGCTTATCGGTGACTGTGTTATTCCACTTAGTGCAAGTAACCTTGACCAGTAACGCGTTGTTTTGAATCTTATCCATGTTGGCTCTCCTAGATTGCGACACGTTGAGTGTCAATTTTGAATTGAACGTAGGCCTCTGAGGCCTTCAGGTCTTTGTCACGATTGGTGGCGATGAGGAAAAACACCGCGAGCAGCTCCTCATCAATGCGCCTCAAATAGCTGACAGCGTTATCGATGTTTCGATTGTCGCAACGCTGAGCCAGTATCGTGGCGATGGCGTACTTCGTCGCCAGCTCTCGGTCATCAGGCACACTGACTGAATGAGGATCTCGCAGGATATGGCCGGCATCTGGAAGGTTGCGGACAATCTGCAAGAATCCAACAAACTCAGCGGCAGCGCCTTTACCCACTGCACCTTCAATGGCTGCGTGTTCTAAGGACTTAGGCAGTCCGGCTTGCAGAACGGCAGAGACAGACTCCCAACCGCGAGGTGTAGCAGCGGCAGTAAAACCCTTGGGTATGCCGCCCTCTGGGTATTCATGGAGCAGTCCAGCCTGATCGATTGAACCGTCACCCTTGAGTACTGGCTTGCCACGATTAGCGATGAAGGCGATCACCTCAGGCGCGTACCCAGCCGATCCTGCAAAGTTGACCCACTCGTCAACGTCAGGCACCACGTTGAGCTGCACACTGAATCGGGTCATGAGAGCAGCGTCCTGTCGGCCATGAACGCCGGCACCATCGCATGATCGATTAGACGCGGCGATGATTCTCCAACCCTCGGGCAAGACGTAGTCGCCAAGCTGCCTGTCATTGATTAGCTGGTATAAGGATGATTGTACTGACACAGACCCAAGCAGCAGCTCGTCAGTAAACAGGATGCCGTGCTCTCCGTCACGGTCAACACGCGGCAACCAGTCGGGCAAAGCAAACGCAGTGCGCCCATCGACAAGGTCAGGGATGCCTCTGGTATCGACGGCATCAAGCTGGGACGCTCGAACATCGATGAGACCCCACTGCTTGCCAGTCTGCTCAGAGAGGGACGCGACGATTGATTGCACAATGGATGATTTGCCCACACCGAATGCACCCCAGAGAAAAACGGGGCGTACCTTGTGAGGAATAAGCGACTCCACGATAGTGGCCGCTTGGTTGAGTGACACTGTCGCAATGTTTGAATATTGCATGGTTTATTACTCCTAGTAATTGTGGCGGATTCCACAGACCCCGAAGGGTTTCGGCTGATATCCAATCAGCAGCTCGTCAGTGTGGGCGATGCTCTCGGCGCTTGAGTTCAGAGAAGCAGTAGAGGATTTCATCCTGATACTGTCCGGCCTTGGGGTTATCAGGCATTGCAGCTAGAGCCTGACGGCAGTCTTCGATGACGTACCGTAATGAATGAGTGCTGCGCTTCTTGCAGTCTCTGATGTAGTCGCTGTGCCAGTTGCTATAGTCCATCTTGATTCTCCTCAGTGTAGATTTTTGATTAGGTATTGGATGCGGCGGGCTTCTTGCCAGAGTAACGCGCACTCATTGGATGTGTAGCGGGTTTGACCCGATAACTCTAACGCGACAATCTTCGGCGTTATTTCGTTTAGTTGATGGTTAAGTTCTGTCTTGTTCATGGTGTTACTCCTTTATGTTTCGGCCTGCTGGGCCTCGTCAGTGCATCAGCATCAGATGCAGACATAAATGAGCATTGAGTGACCGCCGCCCCGCCGACATTATCCTGTGCCGTTCAGTTCCCCTCAGCTCCGGTCTTACCGTCGACCACCTGCAGTACAGTGGCTCACTTCACTGGGGTAGGGCTCTCGCCCCGCAGGATTTAGCGGTATCGCTGGGCTCCTCGTCGCCGGTGTCGCTGTTCGATTCTGGATACAACTGAAACGAAACTGAACAATAAACTAATGACAAGTGACATGCAACACCTATTGAATGATTAATGACAACTAGCCACGAATATATTGAGGAGCAGGGATTTGTTAGGGGTGGGGGGTAGGCTGCCAATAGCAGTGTTATTAAAACCAGTGGTACACAGAACACAGCAGTCGGGGGCATTATCCGGATTTAGCCCCAGCCACTTGAGTTGTTTTTTTTGCATAAGTAGAAGCAAGACTTTAGGTGTGTCATAAGTCATTGATATATAAGGTATCTTCTCTGTAGGACGTTTTCTGTCATTACTTGACCAATGGCTAGGGGTAATCCTAAAACGCCTCAGAGGGGCTCAGAATGCGTCTAATCGCTGTCAAGTATTTTGTGATAAATATTTAAATCGCAAGGCACAAAGCATGTCGAATGTCAACGTTGACAGGTCATAGCTTTGTGTGCAGGGGGTTTGCCGTTCGATAGAATCCGGCAATCAATCACTGAAGGATGAATAGACATGGCCGCTAAAGACATGACTCCCAAACAACTGCATTTCTGTCGATGCGTAGCGTCAGGTATGACCCAAGCAGACGCATACAGGGAGGCATACGAGCCCAGTGACTCAACTACGGCTGCGAGCATCCACACGCTAGCGTCAAGGCTAATGGGTCAGGTTGAGATTAGGTCAAGGGTGGATACGCTAATCGCTGCTAGAGAGCGTGCTGTTGCAGCTTCTGCCCTCTCTGACAGAGAGAAGGTTCTAAGCAAGCTGCGCGGCTGGATGGATTCCGCAGAGCCGACTGACTCAACCAAGCTGAGAGCGGCTGAGCTGCTCGGTAAAGCTGCTGGCCTGTTCACTACCGAGGTCAACGTGACCACCAAAGAGCGGGATGCATCGGAGGTGGCTGCTGAGTTGGAGCAGAGACTGGCAGGCCTGAGCTGGGAGGGTGTCGATGCTACTCATGGGCCCGATGCCGGCGACGACATCCACTGAGCCCACGCACTCGCATTGCGTTGACGCATGCATAGGCGCATTTGCCCACGCACGCACCTTCCCCGCCATGACCCCCAACCCCCCCTGAGCGCACGGCGTGCATACACATACATATACATAGTAATACGCTCAAATAATTACCCTTTTTTCTGTCAGAAAACATGTCACATGTAATTTGTCACCCCTTTTGTTTTCAACTTTTGCATTGGGAGTCCCATGCCCTAAAAAAATTTTGCAAATTTTTGGCTTACTTATTTGACTTATCTGTCAAGGGGGGGCAATATGCTATAATCAAAGTGACAACTGCGTACTAAGTAGTCTACTAAGTCAAAGTAGGCTATGTCGTTTCCCTTGAAGGGAACGACAGTAAGTAGGCAATATCTTAGAAGTCTGCTTTTAAGTAGCCTGCTAAGACTAAGTAGACTACTAAGACTAAGTAGAGGGCTAAGTTTTAAGTATGGCTATAGAAGATCGAATAGATCCTAATCTTTTAAAAAACATTGATAAGCTACCAGTTAAGGATCAAGAAGAAATTCTTATTCTTTTGGAAGAGCTAGAAGATGCTGAAAAAAAAGAAAAGGCTAGGAATACCTTCATAGGGTTTGTCAATAAGGTTTGGCCGGCTTTTATTGAAGGGCGGCATCATAAGATCATGGCCAATGCTTTTGAACGTGTTGCCAAAGGAGAACTTAAAAGACTTATTGTTAATATGCCGCCAAGGCATACCAAGTCTGAGTTTGCATCGTTCTTATTGCCCGCATGGTTTTTGGGCAACTATCCTGAAAAGAAAATAATTCAAACCGCTCACACCGCAGAATTATCTGTTGGTTTTGGGCGTAAAGTTAGAAACCTTGTAGACAGTGATGACTATAAGTCTATATTTCCGAATGTGCTGTTGAGGTCTGACTCCAAGGCCGCTGGTCGATGGAGTACCAACAAAGGTGGCGAATACTTCGCTATTGGTGTTGGAGGTGCAGTTACAGGTAAAGGCGCGGATCTTCTTGTTATCGACGACCCTCATAGTGAGCAAGAAGGTCAAAGCTCTGACCCTTCCGTCTTTGACCGTGTATATGACTGGTATACCTCTGGGCCTCGACAGCGCCTCCAACCCGGAGGATCGATAATTGTTGTTATGACTCGTTGGCATAAACGGGACTTAACAGGACAAATACTAAAATCATCCTTGCAAAGAGCAGGATCAGATGAATGGGAGCTTATAGAGTTTCCTGCTTTAATGCCGTCAGATGAGCCGCTTTGGCCTGAGTTCTGGCCTAAAGACGAACTAGAGGCTTTAAGAAACGAGCTACCTGCTCCAAAATGGAACGCCCAGTACCAACAAAACCCAACCTCAGAAGAGGGCGCGTTAGTTAAAAGAGACTGGTGGAGGACTTGGGAAAAAGACAATCCTCCGATGTGCGAGTTTATTATCCAATCTTGGGATACAGCATTTCTTAAAACACAAAGATCTGACTTTTCGGCATGTACAACGTGGGGAGTTTTTTATCACTCAGACAGCTCAGGTATTGAACAGCCAAATATTATTCTTCTGGATGCACATAAAGAAAGGCTAGAGTTTCCAGAGCTTAAGAAAAAAGCTTATGAAATGTGGGTTGATTGGCAACCTGATGCCTTTATCGTAGAAGCCAAAGCAGCAGGAACGCCCCTAATATTTGAATTAAGATCAATGGGCATTCCGGTTTCTGAGTATACTCCGTCCAGAGGCAACGATAAGATTTCTAGGGTAAACGCTGTATCAGATCTTTTTGCGTCCGGTATTGTTTGGGCACCTGAGTTAAGGTTCGCAGAAGAAGTTATTGAAGAGTTTGCTGCATTTCCAGCAGGGGAACATGATGACCTTGTTGACTCCTCTACGCAGGCATTGCTTAGGTTTAGACAGGGCGGATTCCTGAAGCTAAACAGCGATGAGGAAGACGAACCGTTTTATCCCAAAAAGGCTATCTACTACTAATGGCGTTCTTGCAGAGCAATATTCCCTACTTTAAATGTTGGGTTAGACGAGAGTACACCCATAACAACCAGAAGTATCATGGCGAGTTTTTGCATGCAATGGCTGTAGCTGTTACAACAATGCCAAAGAGATGCTTAAGTTTTCAGGTTATTTTTACTGGCGCTGAAACTTACGATGATGAAGAACAACAAAATGTTCATGGCGGAGCGATGTGGGCTAGAATGCCTATTACCGCTTTGGTGGGCGACACTCCTTTTGAAGAGTGGCCCAATGAATTACCCGTATGGGCGGCACAACCTTGGGATTGTATGTCGCATACTCATGCAGTTTATCAGATAGAAAGAGCAAGCCCAGCGCCTTGGTTTGCTAAAGTAGATGGAGAGTTTTACCCAGCAAAGTATTACTTTACTGTAGACTACACAGATAATGAGGTGGCGGATGATCCAGCTCAGCATAAACAAAGCCATGTGCTAGAGTTGCTTAATGCTGGCGAGTACACGGGAAATATTGTTGCCCTGCCTAATAATAGAGTAAGGGTGACGCATCCAGCTTGGTTTGAAACTGGAGTTGGCGCTCCAGACTTTAGGCCTAATCAACGAACCTACAACTCAAAAGATGATGTAGAGTATATTCATGACACAAAGCGGGTTTTTGACAACCTGTACAGTGAGGATTAAATGAAAAAAACTAAAGGTTACATGCTAGGTGGCAAGACTAAAGGAATGTCTAATGGCGGTAAATTAAAAATGACCACCAATAAGCAGGGCAAAGAGGTTCCTTTCTTTGCTGCTGATGGCGTTGGCAAAATGAGCTCTGGGCGAAAAGTCCCAACGACTAAAGGTTATTTTATGGGCGGTAAGACTAAGGGCATGGCCAAAGGCGGTAAGACCGGAGGTAAAACAATAGCTCGCGGATCTGGCGCAGCAAGACCTCAAGAATTTGGAAAGAATGGCTAATGGCTATCGATAGAACTCTTCGCTCCAATCCACTGGTTGGAGAAGGAGGCGACATTGAGATTGAAATAGAAAACCCTGAGGCTGTTTCTATTGAGACAGAAGATGGCGGGGTTATTTTAGATTTTGATCCTGATGCAAGCACGCTAGCATCGCTAGGAATGCTTCCCCATGATGCTAACTTAGCAGACGTTGTCGATGATGCAGAGTTAAGTGTAATAGCATCTGAGCTTGTTGGGCAGTTTAAGTCTGACAAAGAAAGTCGTGCAGATTGGGAAAGAGCCTATGTTGATGGCCTAGATTTGCTTGGTCTTAAGAATGAAGACAGAACCACACCGTGGGACGGTGCTTGCGGGGTCTTTCATCCATTGCTTTCTGAGTCTGTAATCAAGTTCCAGTCTCAATCCATACAAGAGCTATTCCCAGCAAGCGGGCCTGTAAAAACTTCAGTTGTTGGCGCAATAACTGATGATAAAGAAAAGCAAGCTTATAGGGTTCAGAATTATTTAAACTACCTGCTTACAGAAAAAATGACAGAGTATCGCTCGGAAACCGAGAAGATGTTGTTTTCTTTGCCGTTAGCGGGCAGTGCTTTTAGAAAGATCTACTATGATCCCAGCATGGGCAGACCGTGCAGCATGTTTGTTCCAGCAGAAGACTTTGTTGTTAGCTATGGAGCGTCAGATCTAACAACCTGTGAAAGAGCTACTCACATCATGAAGCGGACTTCTAATGAGATCCGTAAGCTTCAGGTGTCTGGCTTTTATAAAGACATAGAGCTTGGGGCTCCTTCTAATGATGTCGATAGGGTTGAGGAAAAATATAATAGGCTGACTGGAGACAGCGCCAGTTACGATCTGGACTCAAGGCACACTATCTTGGAGATGCAAGTAAATTTAGACCTTGTAGGCTTTGAAGACAAAGAGGGCGGAGAGCCTACAGGCATTGCGCTGCCTTATGTTGTGTCAATAGACCTTGGCTCTAGAGAAATATTATCTATACGGCGCAATTGGTATGAGGGCGATAACCTAAAAACAAAGCGTGAGCACTTCGTTCATTACCAATATATACCCGGATTAGGATTCTATGGGTTTGGATTGATCCACATGATAGGTGGACTAGCCAAATCGGCTACATCATTACTCCGTCAACTAGTAGACGCGGGTACTTTATCTAATCTTCCGGGCGGACTTAAGTCTAGAGGACTAAGAATTAAGGGTGATGACACCCCAATCATGCCCGGAGAGTTCCGAGACGTAGATGTTCCGGGTGGAGCGATCAAAGACAACATCAGCTTCATGCCATATAAAGAGCCAAGCAACGTTTTGTATCAGTTGATGGGCGATATTGTAGAAGAAGGTAGGCGATTTGCCTCCGCAGGAGACGTTAAAGCTGCAGATATGAACGCAGAAGCCCCTGTTGGCACAACATTGGCCATACTTGAGCGGTCAATGAAGGTAATGAGCGCCATTCAGGCCCGATTACACGCCTCTATGCGCGTAGAATTAAGGATATTAAGTGGCCTTGTAAGGGATTTTGGGCCCGAAAAGTACCCATATCTGCCTGATACCGACGATTTAGTCTCTGAAGACTTCGATGATCGCGTAGATATCATTCCTGTCAGCGATCCTAACGCTGGAACAATGGCTCAAAGAATAATGCAGTACCAAGCAGCTCTGCAATTAGCGGCTCAAGCCCCAGAAATGTACGATATGCCGTTATTGCATCGTAAAATGCTAGATATATTGGGCATTCAGGACGCAGAAAAGATTGTTCCTACAGATAAGGACATGAAACCCACTGATCCTGTTAGTGAAAACATGAATATCATTAATGGTAAGCCTGTCAAAGCGTTTATCTACCAAGATCACGAAGCTCACATCCAGACTCACATGAGTTTGACGCAAAATCCGCAGGTTATGGAGATAATGGGCAAAAGCCCCAACGCAAACAAAGCTATAGCGGAGATGTCGGCGCATGTACAAGAGCACTTGGCGTTCAAGTACAGGCAAGAAATAGAAAAAGAACTTGGAGTAGAGCTTCCAACCCCAGAAGAGTCGCTGCCTGAAGATATTGAGTACAGAATATCCAGACTGGTAGCTCCTGCTGCGGCCCAAGTTACAGGTAAAGCGGCAAGAGAGCAGCAAGCGCAGCAAGCTCAACAAAAAGCTCAAGACCCTATAGTGCAAATGCAACAACAAGAGCTTCAGATTAAACAACAAGAAGTTCAGCAACGTGCTCAAGCTGAAATGGCTAAGATACAGCTAGATATGCAGAAACTTATGATGAAATCAGAGCTGGATAGAGAGCGATTAGACCAGCAAGAAAGATTAGAGACCGCAAAAATTGGAGCAAAGATAGCTGAGACTAATTCTAGGGAAGAATTAGAAGCTTCTAGGATAGCATCTCAAAATGAACTAGATGGAGCGAAGCTTGGTGTCCAAGTTGCTAAAGATATTATGGGAAATAAATGACAAAAGAAGTAGACATATTTGATTATTTGAGGTCAAATGTTAGAGATCGAATGAATGACATAAGTGATCACATTAGTGGTGGCGGATGTGAAGATTTTGCAGAGTACAAAAAATGCTGCGGAATTATTCATGGTTTAGCACAAGCTGAACGAGAGATACTAGACGCTAAGTCTCGATACGAGAACGCGCAATAACGACTCTAGGCGTTTTCCTAGTGCAAGCGACTTCGGGCGTTTTCCCGATGCAAAGGAGAGTATATGAGCGAAACTGCTCAGCAACTAGAGACCAAAGAGTCTCGAAACGCAAACCAACTTCCTGAGCCTAAAGGCTATAAGATTTTGATTGCGCTACCAGATCCCGATTCAGAATATGATGGCGGGATAATTAAATCCAAGAAAACTCTTCAGGAAGAAGAGCTTGGTTCTATCTGCGGGATGGTTCTTAAAATGGGGCCAGATTGCTACAAAGATGCGAATAGATTCCCTTCTGGTTCTTTTTGTGAAGAGGGCGATTGGATCATTATGAGGTCTTACTCAGGTACTCGATTCAAAGTTCACGGCAAAGAGTTCCGGTTAATAAACGATGACAGCGTTGAAGCTGTAGTTGAAGACCCAAGGGGGATCGTAAAAGCATGAGTGAAGCAATAGAAGATCAAGTTCCTGAGGAACAAGATAGCTCTCATAGCGCAGAAGAAAAATTTTTCGGCATAAAAACTACGCACGAAAAAAAGAAACAAGCCGAAACGGGCTCTGAGTCTAGCGAGTACGAGTTTGAAATTATTGATGACCGTCCTCAAAAAGACAGGAGACCCGCTAAAGCTTCGCAAAGTTCTAGTGATGACGACGAAGAGCTTGGCCAGTATTCTGATAAAGTTCAGAAAAGGCTTAATAAACTTAAGTTTGATTATCATGAAGAGCGCCGTCAGCGAGAATCCGCAGAAAGAATGCGAGAAGAAGCTGTCAGGGTTGCTCAGCAATATGCAAATAAAGCTCAAGAGCAAGAGTCTCTAATAAGTAGAGGCGAAGCAGCATTAGTTGAGCAGATTAGAGAAAGAGCCCACTTAAGATTAGAGCAAGCAAAAGAAGGCTACCGTAAAGCTTATGAAGAAGGCGATACGGATGGAGTAGTAAATACTCAAGAGCAAATGCTTAAAGCTCAAACAGAGTTATCTGAGATTGAAAGGTATAGAAACAACCTAAGCAATCAAGCTCAGAACGCTCAGGCTGCTCAACAACAAGCGTATCAGCAAGATATTGCAAGAAGAGCTGCTCAAAACGTAGCTGCTCAACAACAAGTTCGGCCACAAGTTACACCAGAAGCAGAGCAATGGGCTCAAAAAAATAACTGGTTTATGGCTGAAGGTTATGAAGATATGACTGCGTTAGCCTATGGGGCACATACGCAAGCTGTTCGATCAGGCATTGATGTAAGATCAAGAGAGTATTTTGATTACATAGATAACAAAGTAAGATCAGCATTTCCAGATTACGATTGGTCGGATTCAAGCGATACAAATGGCCGTAGCGCGACCGTGACGACTAATCGACCCTCGACGGTGGTGGCACCTTCCGCAAGGAATAATGGTGCTAAACCGCGCAAAGTACGGTTAACGGCCACTCAAGTAGCCCTCGCCAAGCGACTTGGGTTAACAAATGAACAGTATGCCCGACACGCCGAGATGCTCTAAAAGGAGAATGGTAATGGCAACAGAGCGCACCCCTAGAGAAAGCGACACGCGAAAAGAAGAACAGTATCGACCAGATGATAGTTGGTCACCGGCATCTATTTTGCCTGAACCCACGCCTCAAGATGGTTGGACGTTCCGTTGGATTCGGACTAGTATTCTGGGTCAAGCTGACAATACAAATGTTTCTAGGTCAATGAGAGAAGGTTGGATTCCTGTAAAGGCAGAAGATCATCCAGAGCTAGAAATTCAGTCAGACTTGAACTCAAGATTTGTAGGCAATGTTGAAGTTGGCGGTTTATTGCTTTGTAAAGCTCCTTCGGAGAAGATCAATGCACGAACCAGACACTTCGAAAAGGTCGCATCAAATCAGATGGAGTCTGTTGATAACAACTTCTTGCGTGAAAATGACCCTCGTATGCCGCTTATGAAACCTGAGCGAAATACGAGAACAACATTCGGCAGAAGTTAAACTCGAAAGAGAGGCTTCTAATTAGTAAGGAGGCCAAAAATGGCTACTACTGCAACCCCAATGGGTGCAGAACCTACTGATACTCTTAGTGCTAGCGGCTCTTTTACAGGAAAAGTTCGGCATATTAAGATTGCAAGTGGTTACGGCACCGCTATATTTTACGGCGATTTTGTAAAACTCGTAGCAGCAGGAACTGTAGAAAAAGAAACTACCACTGACGCAGCAGGAACCCCTGCCTTTGTCGGTGTTTTTGTAGGTTGTTCTTACACAGATCCCAACACCAATCAACTAACGTTCTCTCAGTATTTCCCAGCGTCTACTGCCGCTTCGGATATCATGGCGTATGTTGTAGACGATCCCAATGTATTGTTCCGCATGCAAGCGGACGGCTCTTTAGCCCAAACAAATCTTGGGAATAACATTGACGTAGCCTACACGGCTGGCTCAACTAGCATTGGACGTAGCAGAAATGCTGCTGACCAAAGCACCGCAGGAACAACTGCAACATTGCCTTTCCGCATTGTTGACTTTGTTGACGGGCCAGACAGTGCTATAGGCGATGCTTACACGGACATCATTATGAAGTTCAACGTAGGTCATCAGTACGACAATACAACTGGCATTTAAGGAGAATTAAGTAATGGCTATTTCAAGAGCGCAAATGCTTAAAGAACTCCTGCCGGGGCTTAATGCTCTTTTTGGCTTGGAGTACGAAAAATACGAAGATGAACACACTCTCATTTATGAGACTGAAAGTTCTGATCGTTCTTTTGAAGAAGAAGTAAAGCTGTCTGGATTCGCTGCTGCACCAGTCAAAGCTGAAGGCGCTGCCATCAGTTATGATTCTGCACAAGAATCTTTCACGGCTCGCTACAATCATGAAACAATTGCTATGGGCTTTAGTATTACCGAAGAAGCTATGGAAGATAACTTGTATGACTCATTGTCTGCTCGTTATACCAAGGCTCTTGCCCGCGCTATGGCATACACTAAGCAAGTTAAGTCGGTATTCCCTCTTAACAATGGCTTCTCTAATAGTTATCAGTCTGGGGACGGTGTAAACCTGTTCACTGCTTCTGGTGACGGAGTTACCGGTGGCGATGGTCACCCATTGGTTAGTGGCGGCAAAAACAACAACCGTCCTGTGACGGCTGCTGACCTCAATGAAACGTCTTTGGAAAATGCAATTATTGACATTGCTGCCTTCACTGACGAAAGAGGCTTGTTAATTGCTGCGCGTCCTCGTCGCTTGATTGTACCACCCGCTTTGATGTTTACAGCAGATCGTCTGTTGGAATCTACTCAGCGAGTTGGCACGGCGGACAACGACATTAACGCTATTCGTAACATGGGCGCAATCCCAGAAGGTTACAGCGTTAACCACTATCTGACCGATAGCAATGCTTTCTTTATCATTACGGATATTCCTAATGGTATGAAGCACTTTGAACGGACTCCACTCGAAACTTCTATGGATGGTGACTTCGATACAGGTAACGTGCGCTATAAGGCGCGTGAACGTTACTCCTTCGGGGTTTCTGATCCACTTGGAATTTACGGGTCTCCCGGTTCAAGTTAAACTTAAGGGGGGCATTAGCCCCCTTTTTGTTATATTCTTTCCTGACAGATGTTTCATGTGAAACACTGACAATCCCAAGACAGGAGAAATCACATGGGAACTACTACTTTTTCAGGCCCTATCAAGGCTGGAACTATTAAGGAAACTACTGGCACGACAGTAGGTGAAGACAAGGCTAACGTTGGTTTTGTGCTTATGGCGCAAAGCGCAAACGTGGTTTTTGGCGATGACGGCACTACAACTGTTGTTGCAACACTTCCCGCAAACAGCCAGATTTTTCAAATCACAGTCGATGTGACCACCGCATTCGATGCTGGAACCACCAACACATTTGACCTTGGTGACGGCTCTACTGCAAACAAGTATGCAGACGCGCTGGACGTTAGTGCGCAGGCTCGTGTATTAGCGACATCTGACGTTTCGCAAATTGGAAACTTGGTCGACATCGGCACCTCTGACGTAGATGTGACGGTTACATACAACCAGACTGGCACTGCGGCTACCGCAGGTGCGGCCACTGTTACTGTCCTGTACGCGCAAAACCGTAACCTCTCATAAGGAGGTAACCCGTGGATAGTTTATCTCAAGTATTTCAGGGGCATCGGCATGAGAGCGGCTTCGTCGCTCTCGGTCGGCATCGCCTGAAGGAGTTTAGCGTCATAGGTACGGCCTCTGCGGGAACTTTCGTAGTGTTCGATACCGACACGGCTCCAGAAACAGGGACTTATGCTCAGTCTGGGGCGACAGTCACGGTCACTGATACAGGCCACGGCTTGTCTACGGGTGATGTTGTTGGGATCAATTTTGCTGTAGGGACAGGCGGCACCGCACAACCGGGTAATTATCCGATTACTGTGACAACCGCTAATGCATTTACGGTAGAGATGTTGAACTCAGACACCATTACAGGCACCCCAGCTTGTCAATATGTTGCGAATAGCGGCTCAACCCAGAAAGCACCAAAACGCTGGATTATGTCCAAACATACGTCTGCGGCAGACACTTTTGCCAATGTGTTTCAGGTGCCCAACAGTGGATTTATTGTCAGAAACGGAATTTATTTTTTGATGACAAACCTCACTGAAGCAGACGTTTTCTACGAGTAAGTTGTGGCCGCCAAGAAACCAGCTAAGAAAAAGTCAACAGTCAATAAGGCAGGCAACTACACGAAGCCCGCTCTGCGTAAGCGACTGTTTAACCAGATCAAGGCTGGCGGTAAGGGCGGCAAACCCGGTCAGTGGTCTGCGCGTAAAGCGCAGATGCTGGCCAAAAAGTACAAAGAGTCTGGTGGAGGCTACAGGGACTAATGGCCCTGAAGAAGTCTCAGAAGTCCCTTAAGAAGTGGACAAAGGAAGAATGGGGGACTAAGTCTGGAAAGCCCTCAACTCAAGGGAAGAAAGCCACAGGTGAACGATATCTTCCAAAAAAAGCTAGGAAAGCTTTGACTGATAAAGAGTATGCGGCTACTTCTAAAAAGAAAAGAGCCGATACAAAAAAAGGCAAGCAGCATTCTAAGCAACCAAAGAAGATAGCTAAAAAAACTGCGAGGCATCGTGAATGAGTTTGACTGATGCAGAAAAAAATCGTTTAAAAAAAGCAGGTGTTTCTGGTTTAAATAAGCCAAAAAGAACTCCCAGCCATCCAACAAAAAAGGGTGTTGTAGCAATAAGAGATGATGGCAAAGTTCGAATTATTAGATTTGGTGACCAAAAAATGGGTCACAATTATTCTGCAGAAGCTAGAAAATCATTCAAAGCAAGGCATGCCAAAAATATAAAGAAAGGCAAGACTAGCGCAGCTTACTGGGCGAATAAACTTTTTTGGTCAGGAAAAGGCGGCAGCAAAAAAAGCCCGCCGAAAAATCAAAAACAAAAATTTGGAGGCAAATAATGGGTTTAAAATTATCAGATGTTTCTCCGGTAGCGTCCCTAATCAAAGGGGAAGGGTTAATAGAGCATGCAGGAATTATTCCATCGTTGCTTACTAGAAGGCAAGATGATAAGCGAGAGGCTAGAGAAAAACTTGCAAAAGAAACTGAGGCTGCAGAAAAATTAAAACTAAAATCAGCTATAGATGGGGCTGCAAAAATGCGTTCTGGAGGGCGAACCAGATCAAAACCCATTGATGGCGTAGCTATTCGCGGAAAGACTAAAGGTCGATTTGTGTAATGGCTACCAGCGGCACATTTGCATTTAATCTAGATCTTGGAGAGGCTATTGAAGAAGCCTTTGAAAGAGCTGGGTTAGAGCTTCGCAGCGGGTATGATTATAAAACCGCTAGAAGAAGCATTGATTTGCTTATGCTTGAATGGCAAAACCGTGGGCTAAATCTTTGGACTGTCAAGTTTAATACTTTAGTTTTAACCCCCGGAACTAACTCTTACACTTTAGATGGAAAAATATTTGATATTGTTGAGGCTTTTCTTAGAACAGATGCTGGGGACACTCAAAGCCAGTTTGATCAAAGCATGTCTAGGATTTCAATAAGCCAGTATTCTCACTTGTCAAATAAGCTTACTCAATCTAAACCTCTTGAATATTACGTTCAAAGAACGCCAACAGGAATTACTGTAAACCTTTGGCCAACGCCTGATAGCCAAGAAACATATACATTTGGCTACTACTACATGGAGCGGATTGAAGATTCTGGCAAACCTGCAAGTAATAATATGGACATTCCTGCTCGATACCTTCCTTGTTTTGTTGCAGGACTAGCTTATAATTTATCTGTTAAGTATCCAGAGGTTGCTGACAGAGCGGCTCTTCTTAAGGGAGAGTATCAAGAGCAGTGGGATATAGCTTCTGATGCAGCCAGAGAAAAAGCTTCTCTGTTTATTGCACCCGGAGGGTATAAGTTTTGAGCTATGCTAGCGGAAAATACGCTTTTGGTTATTGCGACAGGACAGGGTTTAGATACCCTAAAAAAGATCTTGTAGAGCAAATTGTTAACCAAAGACCAACTGGGCTGCTTGTTGGTAAAGATGTTGTTGACGAAGATCAACCACAACTTCAGTTAGGCAGGGTTCGTGTTGACGATCCTCAAGCATTAAGAAACCCAAGACCTGATCAATCTTTGCAAGAAAGCAGAAAGTTTTTTGCGTGGAATCCAGTTGGCGGCGGCGTTACTGCACTTGGAAGCCGTACTGTTGGATTAGATATTACAGGTCAAATAGGCAATGTAACGGTGGTGACGTAATGGCGTGGACATTTACAACACTTAAGCAAGCTATTCAAGATTATACGCAAAACAGTGAAACAACCTTTGTTAACAACTTATCAGTAATTATTACTCAAGCTGAAGACAGGATTCTTAAATCTGTGCAATTACCGGATTTTAGGAAAAACTCTTTAGGAACAACAACTTCTGCCATTTCTTATTTAGCAACCCCTGATGATTTTTTAGCTCCATACTCCTTGGCTATTGATAATAGTGGCTATGAGTTTTTGTTATTTAAAGACGTAAACTTTATCAGAGAAGCATATCCAGACTCTTCAACTCAAGGAGTTCCAAAGTATTATGGTTTGTTTTCTGATGCCAACTTTATTATTGGGCCCACGCCACAAAGCAATTATGTTGTAGAGCTTCATTATTTTTATAAGCCTGAGTCTATAACAACCTCTGCAGATGGTACTAGTTGGTTAGGGACTAACGCAGAGAGCAGTCTCCTTTATGGTTCTCTCTTAGAGGCGTATACCTTTATGAAAGGAAACCCAGAGCTTATGCAGGTTTATAACACTAGGTATATGGAGGCTCTTGAAAACCTCAAATCCCTTGGAGAAGGCTACAGCACTACGGATAGTTACAGGTCTGGATCTGTGAGGGCGGCTAGATAATGTTTGATATTTCTGTTGGGAGCGTTGGTTCTGTTAGAGTTTTAACAACAAATAACAAAGGTCTTTCTGTAGAGCATTGGGCCGATAGAGCTACAAGCACTATAATATCTGTAGGCGACAAAAGTCATCCGCTTATTTCTGAGCAAGCTGAAGTCTTTAAGGGCCAAATAAAAGAAGTTATTTCTTTTTATATGAAAGAAGCAATCAATAGCAACAAAACAACAATGATTGCTGAACTAGAATCTAAAGGCTATTCGGAAATAGCAGAAATAATAAGGAGTTTATAATGGCCATTTCTCAGGCAATGTGTACGTCATTTAAAAAAGAACTGTTAGAAGCAAAGCACAATTTTACTGCAGCAAGCAATGTGTTTAAGTTGGCTTTGTATACAAGTTCTGCATCTTTGGACGCAGCAACAACTGCTTACACACCTTCCGGAGAATCAAGTGGAAGCGGTTACACTGCAAAAGGAGAGTTTCTAACAAGTGTAACGCCAACAAGTTCCGGGACTACTGGATTTACAGATTTTAACGATCTCACGTTCAGTTCGGTTTCTGTGACGGCAAGAGGCGCAATGATTTTTAATGAGGCAGCATCTGGCGATCCCAGTGTCTGTATATTAGATTTTGGTGCAGATAAGACATCTACTG